GCGTAATTCTCTGTGACATTGAGAATATATTTGGATCTGCAACTGGTACGACATCGACCCTATCATCAAAATCAGCTTGTTTAACATTTCTTGCACCACCAACAACATCGTAAGGATATTCTGGTGGCAGATATTGTGAGACTATTTTAGATAATAATTTAAATTCTTGTTTCATAGCTGCGTAACATCTCTTGTGTATCGCACTCATGACTCTTGAACCACGCTCTAGTAATGCAACTGTTGTTCCAACAGCTGCTGCCTGGTTGCCATCACCAACTTGCATGTCAGCAATGCTCGCAAATCTCTGACCTGCTTGAACGACAATACCAAGTAGATTTAATAATGTTTGTGATGGTTCTTTGTATGGTAATGGAAAGAATGCATCACGTAATGATCCACCCGGTGCATCCACATCTTTAAACTCACCTGGTTGTATTGGAGCGGCTTCATCTCTAACTCTAACACCCCTTTGTTTAAATCCTGCTGGTAGGTTTGATAAAGTACCTGCATCTAATAATTGACGGAGAGCCGCCGTTGCCGTACGACTCAATCCGCCAATCATGTGAATGAGTCCAAAGCCATAAAATCCTAGTCCTGGCAGAAATTTAAAATGGACGAAATATTGGATCTTATTTTTCTTTAGATCATTGGGCGCATAGTTTCTCCGTATGGAGAGGACTACTCGGCTGCCTTCTTCTACAGTTACGATGTAGGGCAATTTTATTCCTGTTGGTTCACCACTCTCATCAACCTCTTCAAAACCTTCAAGGTCTAGATTTACGTGACACTCTAACAGTGTGTACACAGGTTCTTGTTTACCTGTCTTTTTTGTTCCGTCTAATTCTTTTTCTTTTTTATCAAGATCATTTTTTTCTACATGACCTGGTGGTCCTAATTCCACATCTCTATAAAAACCGTTGACCTGTTGTTTTCTTAATTCGTTTTCTGATATCTTAATCGTATGTATGACAGACTCCGCATCTTCAATACTTGTTGCTGTGTATGGCACAACCAACTCGTCAGCAGGGACAAACTTAGACACTGCTCTACCCATTGGCACATCGTAGTAAACTTTTTTAAATGTAGAACCTGCAAGTGGTAAATGAAATAACATAGAATCAAATTCAGATTCGTACTCTTTCATCTGATCCATAATCAGATAATTCATAAAATCTTTTACACGTGTTGCCTGTTGTTCTGTTTGTGGATTCTTAACACCTATGACCTGTGTTCTTACAGGCCCATCTGCTGGTAATAATTCTTTGTATGCTTGAGCTTGGAACTGTGTGACTGCTTCTGCTAATACTGGGTGTGTTGCACCTGAAGCTCCTTGAAATGGTTCTGTTCTATTCTCATATTTAAAACCAAGTAGATCTAGTCCTGTGATGTAAGATTGCTCCCACTCTTTTCTAGACGCTTTGTAGTCCATATAATTCTGTGTCATCTCAGAACCAATAGGTTCTAAAACATCGTCTGGTAAAAGTTCTGCTAAATTATCAAAATGTGAATCTGTTCCCGGTACGTTGATTGCACCTGGCTCGTAGTCTAATGTTACTCCACCATCCTCTTCGGGTATAACCTCGATGGGTCCTTTTTCTTCTACTGGTTCCTGAACAGCAACATCTTGAATCTCCTGCTCTGAGGGGATCTTCTCTTGGTTTCTAGTGTTCGGGAGTCCTTTGTCTATTTCTGCCATTTAATACTCCTATACTTTCTTAGCACGTTTTAATAAGCCTGACAAGCCCTGTGAATCAGGGTTCATGGATTCTAGCATGGCACCTGATGGATCGCCTGCTTCTTTTGCAATACCACCACCTGCTAAATTAGCAACTCCACCTGCATCTGCTATTGCCTGCATTTGTTCATCACGTTTTATAAAATCTTGTATTTGAGGATATGTCATACCAAAATCTTGAATTGTCATACCTTGTGTTTTTAATATCTCATCAATCTCTTGTGGTGAGGTAGTTGGAAAAGCCTGTTCCATCTGTTGTTCTCTTTTTCTTAATCTTTGTGCATCCGCCTCTTTGCTTTGAGCCATAAATGGTGCCATTCTTCTACCACGTTCTGCCATCGCAAAGTCCTCACCTTTTGCAAATTCTTTTGCACGTTCAGCTTCAACATCTATTTTTGTTTTTGGTCCTAATAAATAATTTAAATATGATTGACCTAAAGCTTGTTTGATAGGAACACCCTCACTCATAAATTTATTAGCAGCAATACCACCTTCTATCAAAACTTCACCGGCGATAGCAGCTGGTCCCAAAATATTTTTTAAAAGTCTCGCGGCTTTTGCCGATTTAGATATTGCACGAAGGTTAGCCTGATCTCCGCCAGTCAATTTACCTGGATCACCTTTTAATTTTTCTACGCCTTTTAAAGCACACGCCTGTAAATTTTCACCTTTACTAAAACCAACACGACCACCCATCATTTTACCAGGGCATCCTATCGCTGCTAATTTTTGAAGATTATTTTTTCCAAATTCTAATATTAGTTTTCCTTTTGGTGTTGATGGTGTTTCGCCTTTTAATGTCATGCCAGGTTCTTGTGATATGGCTAAACTTGGATCAGGTAATTTTTCTTTAACCATAATTCCAGAGGGATCTAAAGCTGTTCTTCTAAAAGAAAGTCTTGTTTTAAAATTTTTAAATTGAGGATATTTTTGTCTTAACGCTCTGTCATTTTTTAAATAATCTGTGGCTGCTTTTTGTTTTTCTAAAGGGGATGCATCAACATCATCAAAAACTTTTGTAAACGCCTCCATTTCTTTTAATAATGGATCTTCAAAAAGTTTTGCCATTTGTCTGTTTGGTCTGCCTGGTATGTACATTGTGTTTTTTAAATCAGTTAAACTTTCTTTAAACCCTGCGTGATGAAAGTTTAATCCACTTTTTTTAGGCGCACCTAATTCTGCTTCAAGAGAAGGGCTAGATCTTTCTTTAGTAAGCTCTAGTCTTTTTTTATTTCTTAATTTAACTTTTTCATCACTCCATTTTTTACCAGGGCTTCCATAAAATTTAGCATCAACAAGTTCTGCTTTTCTTCTGCCAAAAATTTTCACAGCATCTTTTTGATTGGCGTTGGGATTGTCATCAATGTATTTAATAACCTCCTCTAAATGTTTAGGATCTTTTAGATTTATACCTGTTTGATTTACGTTTTTTTTAACTATATCTTTACGAGGTTTACTTAATTTAAATTCTTCACCTGCTATGCCTTTGTCCATGGCATCCATAGCAGCATTAACTGTCTGTTGTTTTAATCTTAATTTTTTTGCAATTGAAACACTGGACTCACCTGCCTCTGTTAGATCTTTTATTTGTTTACCATGAGATTTAACTACTTTCTCACCTCTGTAAAACCCGATACGTCCACCATCAGCCATGCCTGGTGTATCGTCGTCATAAAGTTCGATAGTGGCTAATAAATCTTTCATTATTCTCCTAGCATGCCAGCAAGTCCGCCTGATGCAAATTCGTCAGCTGCATCTGCTGCAGCTTCTGCGGCTGCATCTGCTGCTTGCTCTGCTCTTATTTCAGCCTCGATCATTCTACCCTCACCTTTAGATAATTTTGTTTTTTTACCAGTTACGTATTCTTCCATCTGACGAGTTTTGCCTTCTAACATATCATCGACTGTATCAGCTATGACATCCACTGCCTCAGAACCTCCATCAGGATCTGTTGCATATACTTCTACGTCGTTAGCAACAAACTCTCCTTTTGGTTTTGGTTCCATTTTTGCCTCGCCTTGAACAAAAACATCTGCTCTTCCTGTCTCAGGTCCTCTTTTACCTGGTGCAGTGTAATTAAGTGATACCGGTTGAGAGTAGTCATTTTCAAACATCACATCAACATTACCATCCATGTCATCAACCCGCACACCAGGAACTTTATCATTTGTATATGTTGTGTATATTCTCTCATCAGTGTCTACTCTTTTATAATAATCCATATGATCAGGATTGTTTGCTTTGTACTCTGGGGTTCTAGCTACATCAGAAAAATAATTTTCACCTTTACCTTCTGCCATCGCTTTATCGTATTCAGCTTTAGTGACCTCTACTTTTTTTGTTTTAAATACATCCTTTGCTTTTCCCTCGTCTCTGAATTTATTTATAAATGATGGGAACCATTCTGGCATTTGTGTCGTAGTGCCCTCTAATTTTGTTACAGGTGTTTTTATTGGAGGAAGGTTTTTAACAGTGTCTGCACCTTTACCGATATTTAACAATCCTGTTTTAAGTGCAGCAATACCTCCGCCAACTCCTGCAGCTGCTTTTAAAAATGCTCTACGTGCTTTGTCTATACCACCTATCTTGTAACCAATACGACCACCCATGGCTTTAATCTCTCTACCACCCATGATACCTTTAGATGTATCAATCACATTGCCTTCCATATCGACAACTTTATCTTGTTGTTTAATTCTCTCTAGTGCCTCTTGTTTGATTTTAATTTTCTCTAGGCCATCTGGTTTTCTACCAGTCACTTTGACAAAACCTTTTGTCAGTCTTGAGATCATCTGTGGTAATGTAAATAAAGCCATTAATAATAATTCCTTTTACGTTGCTCGACCTTCTCGTCGATATAGTCTTCAGGGTGTCCGATCAGACCTCCCTGTCTGAATCGCATGATGGCTTGTGTTGTTGAGTCCACAAGGTCGTCATGATCACCATAAGGAAAGGCCGCACACTCCTCGATAACGTCGTCTGCGAATTTCTGCTCAGGCGCATATATCATACCAGATTCAAACAAAGGTGCAACAGCATTTACACGTGCGTGCTTGTCGTTGCCTTTGCTAGGATTAAAATTAACAACTGGTATATCCATCTGTCTTAGCTCGTATGTTAGTGGCAGACCAGATGCTTTAGCCTCGATTATAACTGTTTCAGGTTTCCAATAAGAATATTGTTCAAGGGCCAATCTCCGTAGTTCAGGGAACTCGTATCTGCCTTTGATCGCATCTAACAATATCAGGCAGGCTGGGCTATCCTCTGATGGATAAAATATACCCCACGTTGTAATAGCTGAGTAGTCTGCTGTCTCTTTTTTAAGAAAAGCTGTGTCGTAAGATTGTATGACGTGTTGTAGTTGTGGTATCTCTTCATCAGTATATTTCATCCACCACTCACGTTTTAATATTGCACCCTCTTCTGCTGTTGGGTTTTGCATCCACTGTGCATTCCATTTGCCCGTGGGCAGTGTTGCTTGAACCTTTTCTAATTCGTCTAACTTCCAATACTCTGGCCAGACAGGTGTAGCTTTTTTTGATCCGTGGTCCATGATTGCTGGAAACTCGACCACGTGCCATTGATCAGCCTTTGGTTCTTTCTGGTTCTTGACCAACATACCTGTAAGATCTTTTGTAGACCAACGAGTCATAACTAAAACAATTTTACCTCCTGGTTGTAAACGCTGTCGTGGTCCTGATGTATACCATTCGTACGCTGACTCTAATGCTGTGGGAGATAATGCGTCTTGCTCAGAATGTGGGTCGTCAATGATTAATAAATCTGCACCACGTCCTGTGATCGCACCACCTACACCAGCTGCGAAGTATTCACCACCTTGTGATGTTTCCCAACGTCCTGCTGCCTTAGAGTCTTCTTGTAAAGTTGTTTTAAAAATTTTTGCGTAGTCTTCTCGATCAATTAGGTTCTTTGCTTTACGTCCGAATCTTATTGCGAGTTCTGCCGTGTGTGTTGCTTGAATGATCTTGAGCTTTGGATCACGGCCCACCATCCATGCTGGTAGCAAGTATGATGCAAATTCAGATTTTGTATGTCTAGGCGGCATGTTGATGATTAACCGGTTTATTTCACCCGACGCCAATTTATTAAATTTATCTGCGATGTGTCTGTGGTGGGACCCCTCTACAAAGTCGGGCCATACACATTTGACAAAAGACAAGAAATCATTCTTTGCTTTATTCTGTATCTTTTTTTCAGCAAGCAGAAGTTGCATCTGCTTGAAGGTCTTACGAACATCTGCAGGTAATTTTTCTATATTTACCTTATTCAAGTCCATGGTACCAATATGTTTTCAGTATACACGAATGTGTAAATTAAGCAATACAACCTAGAGTAGTGGGACCCCTTTTACAAAAAAGGGGGGATAGGGTCAAAAAAAGTTTGGATTTTTGGATTTGGTCTGGGACCCCTGGCGCGTACTTTCGCTAATCAGCGCTCTCGCTGCGCCAGGGGTAGAGAGTTATGACGCCCAGATTTTTAGAGCGTCTTTTTTTATTAGGATTGCAGGACCTACAACGAAGTCTTTACGTCCTGTAACATAGTTATCGTTATCGAACGTTGCTCTCCATAATGCCGTTGCCTCTGGGTTTAAAGGTAAGCCCATTAACTTACCCTCTTCATTGATTATAAGATAGTCACCATTAGGAAAAGTAATTCCCTCA